TTTATTGATTCAGCTGATGTACGTGAGATACAAGCCTGCAATGAAACAGGTTTGATAAGTGGCGTCACCACTAATCCTACCCTAATCATGAAGAGTGGTAGACAACCTTATGATGTTTACCGTGAATTAGAACAGATGGGTATCCCTGATATTTCTATGGAAGTAATGGGTACCAAAGATGCCATGATTAATGAAGGTATCGAACTACATGAACTGTTTGGTAATGTAGCTACTATCAAACTACCGCTAAATGTAAATGGCTTGAAAGCTTGCCAGTATTTTAATGAACAACGTATCAGGACTAACGTCACATTAGTGTTCAATGCAGCTCAAGCTATTCTGGCTGCTAAAGCTGGTGCTACCTATGTCAGTCCGTTTGTTGGACGTATTGATGATCAAGGCTATGCAGGTACTGAAGTAGTACGTAGCGTGGCTGATTTAGTACGGTACAGATCCCAATCTAAGGTACTCGCCGCATCTATTAGGTCAACACAACGTGTAGTACGTTGCTTCTATAATGGAGCTGATATTGTCACTATGCCACCTAAAGTATTCTGGGAAATGTTCAATCATGTATTGACTGACAAAGGAATGCAAATCTTTGAAAACGATTATCAAGCAGGATTAGAAGCTAATGCTCTACGGAAAGACACACATCAAGGTTACGAAACCGAATAAGAAAACACGTCAAGGCCAAGGCCGTAATAGCAAGCCTTCACATGGGAGGAAGCTAAAGCGAGGTCAAGGATGAAGCTCCTAATTGACGCTGATTATATTGTTTATAAATCATGTGCTGCTGCTGAATACGATATTGACTGGGGTAATGACGTTATCCTAGTTGGATCTAAGTTTTCAGAAGCTTATACTAATACAATCAGAGAAATCACAAAGATTCAATCTCAATTCTTTGATTCTGAGGTTATCCTTTTCTTCAGTGATTCTGTTAATTTTAGAAAGCTAGTTGATCCAGCCTATAAAGGACATAGGAATCGAAAGAAACCTTGTGGTTATCGACGTGTAATCAATCATCTTCATGACGACTATCGTGTTGTCATTATGCCAGAACTAGAAGCTGATGACGCAATGGGTGTCTATGCAACATCGAATGATGACTGCATTATTGTGTCTCCTGACAAAGACATGAAACAGATACCTGGCAAGCTATTTAATATGGAAGAAACGTTCACAATCGACAAACAAAGCGGTTATGAATGGTTCCTTATTCAAACACTTTCAGGCGACCAAACTGATGGTTATTCAGGAGCACCTGGATTTGGCGTAAAAACTAGCGCAAAATTTTTTGCAGAATACGGTTACTCTTGGAATTCAATAGTCAGAGCATTTGAATCTAAAAATCTCACAGAAATGGATGCTTTGAAAAACGCACGTCTAGCAAAGATCCTTACTGCTGAAGATTATGACTTCAAATCGAACAGACCCATCTTATGGACTCCCACCAATGCCGAAACTAGAGCTGACTATGGAGCAGCAATTCAAGATCAGGAGGATGAAGGATCTTCTAGAGAAAGCGCCGAAGGAAGAACTTATTCCTTTATTTCTTGATCTACAACGAACAAATTTTATTCTTACAAACAACATAGGACAACTACTAGCACAATGGAATCTCCCGCTCACTACACCCGTGGATCCATCGAAGTATGGGATTTCATCAGAGACCAAGGACTAAATTATCATCTCGGTAATGCTATTAAATATATTTGCAGAGCCGGTTACAAAAGCGTTGCAACGGAAACACAAGACCTTAAAAAGGCTATCCACTATCTTGAAAATGAACTCAAATACCTTAACTCACTGCAAAAATCAATCACTGTCGGATCAGGCGATAGAATTTCGTTCAGCGTATGGGACCCAGAACAGTTCGGACAACCGGACTATGCAACTGGCTTTGATCGCTGAAGAGTACCATGAATTCTACAATGCTGTACAGAATCAATCGTATGAGCATGAGCTAAAGGAACTAGCAGATCTTGTGTATGTCTGTTTTCAATACGCAGAAAATATGGAATGGGATCTAGAAGAAGCACTTGATCGTGTCCATAAATCAAACATGTCAAAGCTTGGATTGGATGGAACCCCTATCCGCCGTGCTGATGGCAAGGTTCTCAAAGGACCAAACTACCAACCACCAATTTTGAACGATCTGATTAATGGCTGAAAAAATTTCTAGAACTGGACGTGTCCAATCGTGGATTGATGATCCCGATGGCCGTCTCCCTGTGTCGTGCACAGTATTTGTAGTAGATGATTCAATGGAAGGCCCAGAAGGTATTGAAGCCTCCTGGCGTTTCGCCTCACATGCCCTTAGGAATGGAGCAGGGTGTGCAATCCACCTCTCGCGTCTCCGTCCCAAAGGACACGATAATGGCAAAGGGCTACTTGCCAGTGGTCCTGTCTCATTCGGGAAGATCTATTCTACTTTGAATGAGATCCTCCGACGGGGTGGGCGATATAAGAACGGCGCGATAGTGCTTCACCTCGACGCTTCGCACCCAGACATCGAAGAGTTCATCACAACACCACGTGATCAACTCCCCTGGGTTAAACGCTGTGTAAATATTACACAAGAGTGGTGGGATGATATGGATTATCTCACCCGTATGAAACTAATCAACGGGATTAAAGCTGGTGATATCTGGCTAAACAAGGTTAAGTATGAAGGAACTAAACGAATCCGTGGCAATGTATGTCTTGAAGTGTACCTCCCATCCAGAGGAACCTGCTTGCTACAGCACGTTAATCTTGGAGCATGCAACTTCGACGAGATTCCTTATGCTTACGCTGAAGGGATGCAAGAACTTTGTGACCTCCATTCTCGCACTGGTGTTGGAGAGACTGGAGAATACCTCGATTCAATCATCGATCGACAAGTTGGACTTGGAGTCTTGGGTCTCGCAAATCTCCTGCGAAGGTACGGTGTCACGTATGAGCAGTTTGGAAGAGCACTTAACCAGTTCCTGGCGGGAGTAGAAAAAGCAACGGTTGCATATACCTTGGTCAAAAAGATCAATGAAGGTATTCAGCAAGCGGCTGCAGTTGCTCGCCGTAACGGTATGGTCCGAGCCTTTGCAATCGCTCCCACGGCGTCTTGTAGCTACCGCTCACAGGATCTTGATGGTTACACCTGTACTCCAGAAATTGCGCCACCTATTGCACGGACTGTTGACCGTGACTCTGGCACCTTTGGTGTCCAAACATATGAATATGGCGACGTAGAAATTGCTTCCGAAGTTGGATGGGATAACTACAAAGCTGTTGCGGATGGGCTCATGGAGCTTTATACCCGCAGTGGACTTCTTCACGGATACTCATATAACTGGTGGTCTGATATGGCAATCATGGATGAGGAATTTATTGAAGAGTGGCTTAGGTCTCCACAAACATCTCTTTATTACTCTCTTCAAGTGATGGGTGATGTTCAGGATAAATCAAACGCCTACGCCGCATTGGACGAGGAAGATGTTAATGATTATCTGAACAGCCTACTTGAGGACACACCAGAACCTCAATGCGATTGTGCAGAATGAACCCTTATCAAAAACTAATGGCGCGAAAGCGCAAATGGACCCCAGTAAAACCAGTAGCCGGAAAGTGCAAAGACGGAGCGGAAGAAACAATCCACCGCGCACTCGCCATGCGTCATATGGAACTTCCCGTTGGAGACTTTATTACTGATGCATTATCCAATGACGTACCAGAGGTCTCCCGAGACCTACTGCTCCACAATGTACGGGATGAAGAGAACCACGACTTGGCACTTAATCTCATCGCCGATGCTTACGGCATTGATAAGAAGGCTGAGAAAGAAGCCATGGCGCTACGAGAGGCGTGGACTTCGCATCCAGACCATACGATTCTCAAAGCAATGGTTGCCGAGCGTGCGATTTTCTTTGTATTACTCCCTTTCTTTCGATTTAATGGTGACGCTGCAATGCGTACAACCTCTGCGGACATAAGTCGTGATGAACAAATTCATGTTGCTACCAATAGTCTTGTTTGTCGGGAGCTGGGGCTTAATATCTCTCCTAGTCTTGACAAGCTCCGCAAAGCAACTATCAATTGGGTGATGCAGCCACTTAAGGTTGGAGCATCCGACAAATATTTAGACAAAAAATTTTGGCTGGATTCTAGTGATCGCCTAATGTATGAGGGCAGAGCACCTGAGCTAAATGCCACTAAGGCTGCACGGATGCCAGCATTCTTTGAACATAGTAATGTCAACCTCCCTCAATATGCTTGAGGCTCTTGGTATGGAAACCCATGCCATAGTCAACGAGCTAGAACAAAACTTTCCACTCATTAATCCATCACCCACAGATACAATTGAACATATTATGTACCGTTCAGGTCAACGTTCAGTTGTCGAGTGGTTACTCCAACGTATTGAACAATGAGTAAAGCTAAAGAATTAGAACGGTATTGGAAAAATTCTCGACACCAACAGCGTAATCCAGCTGGCTACGCAGCCTATAAAGAAAGCTTGAAAGAAAAGCCAAGCGATGAAGAATCAAACTCCTCTACTAAAAAGGGCAAAAGCAAATCTAAATCTAAATCTAAATCTAAAAAGTGGAAGCTAGATGGTTCTGAAGAAAAATCTTACCTTGAAACCATTAAAGATACTGAGGCTGCTACAAAAAGATTGAAGGATTACAAGCCGCAGGAGATGGATGTCGGACGTAATAAATATACAAATGATCTTCCTCCTCGTCCTGGAATACCTAAACTTCCTAAACTTACTACTCCTGGTGGCAATCTAAAAATATCAAAGGTAGCTAAACCTAGTGGCTTAAAGGGTACGATTAAAACGTATGATTCTAAGCCTGACTATTCAAAAGTTTATACAAATCTTAAGCCAAGTAAGGAACTTAAGCCAAGTAAGGAAAATAAATCAAAGTCTAAGTCACCGTTTGGCCTACCTAAACCAACAATTGGTAAGCTAGGGGTACCTTCTACGACAAAAGCACCTGGTGTAACAGGAGGCGTGCGTCCTGTACCCAAGAAACCCTTTGGCAAAGGAACAAGTAACTACGCGCCAGGGGTATCAACAGGTCCTGCACCTAAGAAAAAGAAAAAGAATAGTAGTCCCTTTTCTAGTAAGAAGTAAATGAAAGCTAAGCAAAGATATGATGTTCTCCAAAGTGACCGCCAACAGTTTCTAGACAAAGCATGGGAAGCTTCACAGCTAACTCTTCCATATCTCGTCCGTCGTGATGACGATTACAATAAAGGAGCGAAGGTTCTAAAAACACCTTGGCAATCAGTAGGTGCAAAGGGTGTCGTCACCCTCGCATCTAAGCTGATGCTCGCACTCCTACCTCCTCAAACTACCTTCTTTAAATTGCAGGTAGATGAGACAGGTATCCCACCTGGACTCTTCGAGGAGAATCCAAGTGTAAAGACAGAGATGGATACTTCTTTCGCTAAGATTGAGCGTACGATCATGGAATCTATTGCAGCTTCTGATGATCGTGTCGTGGTACACCAAGCTCTTAAGCATTTGGTTGTAGCAGGTAACGCTCTGATCTTTATGAATAGGAATCAGCTAAAGCTTTACCCTCTTAATCGCTATGTTGTAGAACGTGATGGTAACGGTAATGTTGTAGAGATCGTCACTCGCGAAACAGTCAACAAAAAATTAGTCGAAAAATTTTTACCTGAAGACAAACCAAACCAAGTTGCAAATGGGTACGACACCAACCAAGGTGAGTGTGATGTATACACGCATGTCCAACGCGACAACAATCGTGTGACATGGTACCAAGAAATTTATGGAAAGGTAATCCCTAGTAGCTACGGTAAGGCTCCACTAGATAAGAACCCCTGGCTACCCCTACGTTTTAACTATGTAGATGGTGAAGCCTATGGTCGTGGCCGAGTAGAGGAATTCATGGGTGATCTTAAGTCACTTGAATCACTCTCTCAGGCCCTCATAGAAGGCTCTGCAGCGGCTGCTAAAGTCGTGTTCGTAGTGTCACCCTCAAGCACCACCAAACCAGCCACTCTGGCGGCTGCTGGTAACGGTGCAATTGTACAAGGAAGACCTGATGACATTGCTGTCGTTCAGGTTGGTAAGACTGCTGACTTCCGAACAGCGTTTGAACAATCGCAGACCTTTGAGAAGCGGTTGTCTGAAGCATTCCTTGTCATGAATGTACGTGACTCTGAACGTACTACTGCTGAAGAAGTACGGATGACTCAGCAGGAACTTGAATCACAACTTGGTGGACTATTCAGTCTGCTTACTGTTGAGTTCCTTGTTCCTTATCTCAGTCGTAAACTTGATCAGCTCCAAAAGTCTCGTGCTATTCCTAAGCTACCTAATGATCTAGTTAAACCTACGATTGTTGCAGGTATCAATGCTTTAGGACGTGGTGCAGATCGTGAAAGCTTAACTGAATTCCTGCAGACCTTATCCCAAACCATGGGACCTGAAGCTTTGCAGACCTACATCAATCCAGAGGAAGTCATTCGACGTCTGGCTGGTTCGATGGGTATTGATCAGCTTGGTCTGGTCAAAGGTATGGATCAAGTTAAGGGTGAACAGCAAGAGCAGATGCAACAGCAGGCTGCCATGGATCAAGACCTTGCACTTACAAAGCAAGCTGCACAATTACAACAACAACAACCTAATGACCCAAGCCAAGCCGGTGCGCCCGCCGAAGAAGGCGGCCCCACGCTCCCCCCGCAAGCCGGTCCAGAAGGCGGAGCACCTCCAGCCCCTGGAGGAATCCCAGGAGGCTAAAGACCTCTCGGTTAAAGATAGACGGTACCTCAATAATCAAACTAATAAATACAAACGCCAACCCAAGGTAGGTACACCAACTCTAGGACGTAGTACTACCTACGTTACTGAGGTTGGCCTTGGTAATCTCCGCTCACTAACTGCTTATGACGACTCTGACCTATCAGCCTGATCAAGGCCAGCCTGAATTTTCTGAAGAAGAACTGAACTCCATTGAAGTTGGTGAACAACTACAGCAGGAAGAGCAACAATTGTTGGCAGGTAAATATCAATCTGCTGAACAGCTAGAGCAAGCTTACCTAGAGTTGCAACAAAAGTTCGGTTCCAATGAAGACACTGAACAAACTCCTACTGAATCTAGCTCTGAAGAAGAAGATACAGATTCTCAAATTGATTTAATGGAAGCTCTTTGGCAGCAATCCTCAACTGAATATGAAGAGGAGACTCTCGAAGCTCTTCGTAATGCAGACCCTACAGATATTGCACAAGCTTATCTTGACTACCGTTCTGAGAATCAAGCTCATGAATTGACATCTGAAGAGACAAATAGTCTTTACGATGTGGTAGGCGGTCAAGAGCAGTACACAAACATGTTGCGTTGGGCAGCTGATAACTGTGATGAGCAGACTATCGAGATGTATGACGCAGTTATGTCTAAGGGTGATCTTGAGTCATGCTTCTTTGCTGTCCAAGCTATGGCATTCCGCATGGCTGAGATGGAAGGTTGGCAGCCTGATGATTTCTTGTCAGGCCGTACACCTATTCAGACTGCTGATGTATTTAGGAGTCAAGCTGAAGTTGTCGAAGCTATGAACGATCCTCGTTACGACAGGGACCCTGCGTATCGCCAGGACATTATGAACAAACTCGAACGCTCGACTGAGCTTATGTACTAATGCCAAATTACAAAAAGGGGACACCTGAATACAAAGCTTATAAACAAGGGAAGAAAAAGAAGCCAGGATCTGGTCTCAATAAGCTTCTTGCTGGCGGAGGTCTAGGTCTTGCTGGTCTTCTTATCTCCTCGGTTATGAACGATGGCAAAAAACGTTAGCCTAAAAATTGGAGAACATAAATCACGCTCTGGCGGTTTGACCAAGAAAGGGCGTGAAAAATATAACCGTGAAACTGGATCTAATTTGAAGGCCCCTCAGCCTGAAGGTGGTTCACGTAAGAAATCTTTCTGCGCTCGAATGAGCGGAGTCAAAGGTCCGATGAAAAAGAACGGTAAGCCAACCCGCAAAGCTTTGGCACTACGTAAATGGAAATGCTAACTATGGCTCACAAAGGAAAAGGATCCTGCAAGGGAGGAAAAGGTGGCTACAAAAAGTAAGCCTAAGGCTATCAAACAGCGCCTTGATCCTTCCTGCTGGAAGGGTTACAAAAAATCTGGTACCAAAGTTAAAGGTGGTACCCGAGTAAATAACTGCGTAAAAATTAAAAAGTAAATGACCACCATCACTGAAGACGGAGGACGTCAAAACGTCTACGCAAAAGAACCACCTATGGAAGTTATCGACGTGTACGAAACCCACAATGAAAAAGCTGAGAAGCTTAATGGCCGCTTTGCAATGCTTGGCGTGCTAGCTGCACTCGGTGCTTACGCAATCACTGGACAAATCATTCCTGGTATTTGGTAATGAAAATGAAAGGCGCTAAGCCTGCAAAGAAAAACGTCAAGGGTAAAGCCAAACTCATGGATGCCCTTGGCAATCAAGTCCTTGCTAACAATAAAAAAATGAAGATCTCTTCAAGAACACCGGACTCTAATTATGCTTAAGCCAGATCAAGTGAACAAACTTAAGTATGCTGCTAAGGGACTTAAGGGAATCAAAGCCATATCGAATGCACTTGGTACCTCACCTACTGCTACCCCTGATGTAGATACAAAGATTACTAAGAAATACAATCCTGGTGACGGCAATGGCGATTCAAAGGATAACTCTGGCGATCGTAAGTACGAAGTAGATGCTGAAGGTAAAGGCTACTTTGTAGATGAAAAAGCCCGCCCTACTCGAAAACAAACAAAACGTAAGATAGCTTACTAATCAACACTAAACACACTTATTTATTTAACATGAAATCTATTATTATTGCTGGTCTCCTCCTCGGCGCTTCCCACGGTGCTGCTATTGCTGGACCCTATGTAAACGTTGAAGCAAACTCTGGCTTTACTGGTACTGAGTATGGCTCCACCGTAATTGATAACCATGTTGGTTACGAAGGTGACAACTGGTATGTCCAAGCTGGTCCTGCAATTGTTACTGGTGATGGTACGGATCCTGAGGTTGAACTCTCCGGTAAGATCGGCGGCTCGGCTCCTCTTAGTGAAGCACTGAGCCTCTACGGAGAGGTCTCCTTCATTACTGGTGATGAGTCCAATTCCTATGGAACCAAAGCTGGTCTGAAGTACTCCTTCTGATTTAAAAACCACAGCCCTCCACTGGACGTGAGCCTTGGGAGGGCTTCATTAAAGTGCTCAAATACTTACCCTTATAAACAATTACCCTGCACTTTTAATGACCGCTGTACTTCAAAAACAACAGAGGTCTACCTGGGATGAGTTTTGCTCCTGGGTAACCTCAACTAATAACCGACTGTACGTTGGCTGGTTTGGAATCCTGATGATTCCTTGCTTGCTGGCTGCCACAATTTGCTTTGTCACTGCATTCATTGCAGCACCCCCTGTAGACATCGATGGAATCAGAGAACCAGTATCCGGGTCACTCCTCTATGGAAACAACATCATATCGGGAGCCGTCGTACCGAGCAGCAATGCCATCGGACTACACTTCTACCCAATTTGGGAAGCTAATACACTTGACGAATGGCTGTACAACGGCGGGCCGTATCAACTCGTCGTCTTCCACTTTCTCATTGGCGTCTTTGCTTACATGGGACGAGAATGGGAACTTAGCTATCGACTAGGGATGCGTCCCTGGATCTTTGTTGCTTACTCAGCACCTGTAGCTGCTGCTGCTGCCGTGTTTCTTGTCTATCCCTTTGGACAAGGATCCTTCTCTGACGGAATGCCGCTCGGTATCTCCGGTACTTTCAACTTTATGTTGGTCTTTCAGGCGGAACATAATATCCTTATGCATCCATTCCATATGTTGGGAGTTGCTGGCGTCTTCGGCGGCAGTTTGTTCTCTGCTATGCATGGCTCTTTGGTTACCTCCAGCCTTATCCGTGAGACTACTGAAGAGGTAAGTCAGAATAAAGGCTACAAGTTTGGACAAGAAGAAGAAACCTATAACATCGTTGCCGCTCATGGATACTTTGGTCGTCTTATTTTTCAGTACGCTTCTTTTAATAACAGCCGTAGTCTCCACTTCTTTTTGGCAGCCTGGCCTGTTATTGGCATCTGGTTTACTGCTCTTGGTGTATCTACCATGGCTTTCAACCTGAATGGATTTAACTTCAATCAATCTATTACTGAAAGTCAAGGTCATGTAATTAATACCTGGGCAGATGTCTTGAATCGTGCAAACCTTGGTTTTGAGGTTATGCATGAACGTAATGCACACAACTTTCCACTCGATCTCGCGGCAGCAGACACTACTCCTGTAGCTCTGACTGCTCCTTCAATCGGATAACTATTATGGGACTTGCTTACAATCCTGACAATCGTGCTAATGACTTCCAAGTCAAGTACATTGTCAAAACAACTGGTGATCAGTGGTTCAATGTAACTACTGGTTATGGCGATAACTACAACGATGGAACCATGGCACAACGCGTCACCCAGTGTGACCGTCTTGCTGGTGACACTGCTGATGGTACGCCTGTAGCTGCTGAACAAGTAGCTTCTTAATTACTTCGTACGTTCATCTATGTATGATATTAGAATTGACACGAACACAGCTGTCTTAATTAGAGACGCACTACGTGTTGCTATAGAACGATGGTCAGGAGGACACCCTTCTGAACAACAACAACTATACTTTCTGGAGACTGAGTTCAATAGAATGATTCTAGAATCGTACCTAGACGCATGACGCTTAAGCATGGAACGGGGCTTAAGTTTACCTTGTACGAACTATGTCTATGAATCTCATTCGTTTCCTCGCCAATCAAAAGAAACGTGCCGAGCGTTATCACACTGATGCTCTTCGTTATCGTGGCGTGATCTATAAAGAGATCGACTGATGGTGTAGGGGAGGTTCGATTCCTCCCCCAGTCATTGGCTTTTGGCCCGTACGCGGATACCCTTTAGCCGTCTAGACGGTGGGATAGACCACACATATACAACTAAATAACTCTGACGTCAGAGGGGAAGATAATTAAAACCTCTCTTTAAAATGGCTAACACTACAATTACTCCGATTGGTTCTCTTAATAAGAACCCTTCGTCCATCGCCCTGTCCCAGGGTTATAACGATGGAAGTACTACTGGCAAGTACGCAACATATCTCAAACTGTTCAGTGGAGAAATGTTCAAAGCGTACGAGTCAGCTTGTATCGCTAAAGGAACTGTACAGAACCGTACCTTGCGTAACGGTAAGTCTATGCAGTTCATCTTCACTGGCCGTATGACGGCTGATTACCACACCCCTGGAACCCCAATTCTCGGTAGTGGTGATCCCCCGGTGGCAGAGAAGACCATCATCATGGATGACTTGCTGATTTCTTCAGCTTTTATTTATGATTTAGATGAGACACTGGCTCATTATTCCCTGAGGTCTGAGATCTCTAAGAAGATTGGTCATGCTCTTGCTGAAGCCTATGACAAAAAGGTGTTCCGCACCATTGCTAAGGCCGCTCGTGAAGCACACCCTGTGACCGCATCCCCTGGCCCTGAGCCCGGTGGTTCGATCATCAACCTGGGTGCTAACAACCAGTACTCCGCTCAGCATCTCGTCGATGCTTTCTTCGAGGCTGCTTCTATTCTTGATGAAAAGAATGTGCCCCGTGAAGGACGTACTGCTGTTCTGTCTCCTCGCCAGTACTATGCACTGGTGTCTCAGGTTGACAGCAACATCCTCAACCGTGACTACGGTAACTCTCAGGGCAACCTGAACAGCGGTGAAGGTCTGTATGAGATCGCTGGTATCTCTATCAAGCGCTCTAACAACCTGCCGTTCATGGTTACTGGTACCGGTTCTAACAACACCGTTGCTCGTGTTGACGGTGAGAATAATGATTACGGCGGTGACTTCACCAAGCACTGTGGCCTCATCTATATGAAGGATGCAGCTGGTGTTGTTGAGGGTATTGGTCCTTCTGTCCAGACCACTGGTTCTGACGTGAAGACCATGTATCAAGGTGACATCATTGTCGGACGCCTAGCTATGGGCGTTGGCACTCTGAACCCTGCTTGCGCCATTGAGCTGCAAGCTGGCTGATAGGAGGTATACCCATGTCTATTCGTCCTGGTAACGTTGGATCTATCAAGATCGCAAGTGGGAATGGTATTGGTTCAGTTGTTTCTGAAACCTATAACCCACAAACCAAGACTGAGTATGGCACTGGCGGTACTGCGGGTCTCGCTTATGGCGGGACCTACGCTGCAGCCTCTACTCAGTCCAACCCTGAACCTCTTCCGCTGCAATAATTATGGCTACAATTAAAAGTTATTCTGTAGCTAAAACACACGGTACCGCTGGTACTAATTCAGGTGTTTACGCTACTTCTAAAGGTCGTATGAATGCATACGATCATCCGACGACTCAAGGTCTTGTGGAAGGTCGCACTGCCACTCTGCTTAACGGCTCTCGCACAGCTGTTAACCACGACGTGACTGCTATCAAAGGTGTTACCGCTGCTGGTACTACCTCTGGTCTTTCTGCTGCAACTGCTGTTGTCGCTACTACGACTACCCTTACCGGCTCCGGCGCTGGTCTGATCGTGAAGTTCACGACGACCTCAGCTGGTGTCGCTAATGGAACCCACGGTAACTACACCATCATCGATGGTGGGGAAGGATACGCAACTGATGACACTGTCTCTATTGATGGTTTCCCCAGTTCTATTCTTGCTGTTACTGCGGCTTGATCTAAGGGGACCTTCGGGTCCCTTTTTTTTACTCCTTATTGAGAATACTTGTCAATGACTAGTTCAACTTCATACAGAGATTTACCTAGCTCGCCAGGTAGAGAACAAAAGGCGGCTGTAAATGAACTGCTTCAATCTATAGGTCAGGCTCCTGTATCTACCCTAGACACATCAAACCCGGACGTTTCGATTGCTTGGAATACCCTGGTGTCAACCTCTAGAAATGTTCAAGCTGAAGGCTGGACTTTCAATACGGAGAAGAATGTCAAGTTTACAAGGTCAACCACTACTGGCTATGTTGATTATATTCTGTTGCCACAAACCTCAGACATCTTGAGATGTGACCTTGCTAATAATTTAGAAAACAAAGAGCATGATGCTGTAATCAGGAGGGATGCTAATGATCAATACTTCCTTCGTGATAAAGCTAACCATACAAATGTATGGGATTATGACCCATTGTGTGATGTAGTTTATTACTACGATTTTGAGACTCTCCCTATTCCTATTCTGAGCTACATCACTGCTAGAGCTGCCACAATTTGTAGCTCTCGTATTACTGGTGATAGTGCACAGTATCAAATGTTAAAAGAGCGGGAAGACTTTACCCGTATTCAAGCTCTTGAGTATGAGACCAGTCAAGGTGACTACTCATTCTTTGGTATTGATAATCACCTCCAATCTTATACACCCTATCAACCTATTGATTCTTTGAGACGGTACTAATGGCAGCAGTATCACAGACTATTCAACAATATCTTTTCGGTGTTTCCCGTGAACCTGATAAGAATAAACAGCCTGGTTCCGTTAAAGAAGCCACCAACGCTTACCCGGATACTACGTTTGGTCTAGTTAAACGCCCAGGTACTGTCTTCAATGCACAGCTAGGTAATTCATCAGACCTAGACAGTGCTTACTTTTTTACTTTTAATTATGATGATCTGGCAGAACAATACATTGGTGCTGTCTATGGTCAAACTTTAAAAATCTGGAACCTTGCTACTGGTGTACAAGCTACTATCCTAGATGCTCCAAGTGGTAGTGCTATTGGTACTATCGCATATTTGAATACTACCAAAGATAATTTTAGATTTGTTCAACGTCGTGACGTCCTTTATCTATTGAACACGACTAAGGAAGTGGCAATGTCATCTGCTACTGCTTCCGGTACATTGACTGGTACTGTCAATACATTGTCTGAATTACCTTCTTCCCCATCCACTAATGACATATACAGGATCAACGGTATCTCAGGTGCTGCTGATGATTATGTTATTAAGTGGGATGGTACGACATGGGCAGAGACTGTACTTCCTGGTGAAAAAATTTCTTTTGATGCTACCACTCTCCCTTATACATTAACGAGAACAAGTACAAACAATTTTGTGTTTGCTACCTCAGCCTGGACTAACCGTGTCTCAGGTATATCAGGTAATACTGGTACAAGTAGGCGACCCTCATTTGTTGGTCAAAAAATTTCTAACCTGTTTTTTTATAAGAACAGATTAGGTTTCGTTTCTGTTGACAATGTCATTATGAGCCAACCTCTGGAGTTTCTCAACTTCTGGCGTAACAGCTCCCTGACATTGTCTGATGCCGATCCTATTGATCTAACAGCTTCTAGCCTTGATGATGTCAGCTTGTTCGCTGTACAACCAATGACACAAGGTCTGGTCCTGTTCGGTACACGGGAACAGTTTGTAATGACGTCGGGTAACAGCAATGTACTCACACCATCAACTGCATCTATTTCTTCTATATCTCAGTATGAAGTCTCTAATCTTGTAGACCCTCTACTTCTAAAAGATAAGATTTACTTTGTTGCTAAAGCTGATAGCTACTCACGATTGATGTCAATGCTCACTCGTGGTGATAATAATAATCCTGTAGTTGTAGATCAAAGTAAGGTTGTTACTACATGGCTTCCTAAAGATATTAATAGAGCATTTTGTAGTAACCAAAATGACTTTATTGGTCTGATTGACAATTCTAAAAACTATGTGTATTTCTTTCGAGCATTAAATGCTACGGATGAAACTCCGCTTGAGTCTTGGTTTAACTGGGAACTTCCTGGTAAAGTGCTTGACGGATTTGTTCAACAGGACTCTATTCGTTTTGTTGTCTCTGCTAATACTAAGGTTTCTGTCGTCACTGCATATATTAATCCAAACAAAGATAACCCGCTCATTGTGTCAGATAAAGGTGTTGTCACTAATCCATCATTAGACTACATACAAACACCAACAGGCTCTAATAAGACTGTTGCTAACAACATCACTACTATTACTTCTAGTGTAAATGATCCTAATAATAGTAACTGGATTCCTTTCGTCGTTACTACTTATGACTCTACCAGTTCATCGACTTCAAACGGTAAGATCTATTCTGTTACTAAGGTAAATGACACTACTTACACTGTAGATGAAGATCTTTCTTCGACTGATGTTGTGTTTGGTTTTACTTATCCATATACTATTGAGCTTCCAAAGGTATATTATCGTCAAGGAGAAGGTGCAGATTACACGGCTTCTTTGACTGTATCGAGGTTCAAGTTTGCTATGGGTAAAACAGGTGTTGTTTCTTTTGAACTACAACCTCGCGGTGAAGGTAAAGCCACCACTGTTGACGGTGTAGAGCAGTCTAACTGGTACAGACTAGACAGTGCACCTATTGATGATGAACGTATGTTTACTGTACCTATTCATCAACGCAATGACAACTTTGATATCTCAATTACATCAACCTCGCCTTATCCCGTATCTCTTTTGAGCATGACATGGGAGGGCCAATATTCACCCAGATACTACCAACGTGCATGACGACGACAACTCAACGTGAAGTGATCCACAATAAAACCACAGCCATGATTAAAAAAGCTGCTGGTAACAATAAAGACGCTTTCGATTATCTAGCTATTATCTTTTTTACTACACGTGTAATCGATGATGTAGTTGATAATGATAAAGAAATTAAGCATGAATCTTATTTTAATTGTATGCAAGAACTGTTTGTCAACTTGCATTTAAATAAGTTCTTTAGAGAAAACTATGACATGCTTGTTTCTCAACACATCACTATTTGGAATACTTGGCTAGCTGCCAACAAATATGAAAAAGAAGGTGAGTTAATTGATCAGCTTCATTCAAGAACCTGGCGTCTTTATATTGATGAATTGCTTCCGTTAGTTGCATACTTAACCCAAGGCTTTGACAAAATGAAAGAACTTGACCAAGACATCCGGTTGTTTACTGCTCTGTATCACAGAATGGACCCACCGGATTTCGATCTTCAGGAGGTAAAAGATGTCTGGAGGAACTAATCAGAAGATTAAAGATCAGAATAAAGCGATTGAAAAGCAATATAAATATGATAGAAGGTTACATGATTATACTTCTAAGACTAACGTTCTAAGGTACGATCAAGCTGTAGCTGATACTAAACTTCAGCAGGCTAATCTTGACGTTCAACAACGCTTTAAAAATGCACTCAAGCGGCAAGAATTTAGCTATCAATCTGATCTACAGCAACGTCAGTTTGACCTTGATAAACAAGCCTATCGACAGTCTCTAGAAGACTACGATGCTCAGCGCCAGCTTAATTCTATGGGAGCTGCACTAGCTAAAGAGGCCGCTCAACGTAAACAAAGAGAAGCTTTAATTAGTAAGAATTTTGATCTTGAAGGCCAGAGTATTGACTATAAAGGTCAGAAATTAGATCTTCAAGAAAACCGTCTTGGTTTAAAAGAAGCTAAGGATATGCTCCGTTTTGATAAGCAAAATCTTCAAAGTGCTTTTACACTTGCTAAGGAAACACGAGCTACTAATCTAGCTTCTCTTGGTAGTAAGGAAGAATTTGAGAAAAAACAAGCTGCATTAAATCAGAAGGAGATTACCGAACAGAAAACTTATGTCTCTGACGCCTCCAAGAGGCGAGAGGAGAAGCTTGATATTCAGACAGATAAACTTAATGAGGATATCTCTTATCTGGATGACGTCGATAAAATTGATGTTAAATCAATTAACCTCGCTTACGACAAACAGCAGGCTTCTAACTACAACAAACGAATAGATGCTCTGATTGAACGTGAGAAAGCTGAAGGTAAAGCGAGAGCTTCTGGCAGAGAAGGTCGTAGTGCAGAAAGAGAACGAACTGATGCATTAGCTGACTACGGAAGGAGTCAAGCTGCGCTAGTTGAAACACTTGTCTTTGCAAAAGATGAGAAGACGTATGCATTAGGTAAAGGTAAGCTGACTAAAGATTATCAAAAAACTTTAAAAGGTAAGGACAAAGACCTTATTAGTAAAGATAAAAACCTAGAAACTTTGTCTAGAGATAGAGAGTTAGGTAAGCTAGACATCAACAGTTCAAAAATTAGTAATGCTTTAGAAGAGACTGTCGCCCAGATTGGTTTCGATAAAGACCGCACTAAGTCTGCATTTAGAAAGTCTAGACGCGATTTCGATATTGGTAAAAAACGTATTGAGAAAAAAGAAGGCTACCTTGATCAAAGGCTTGATCTTAATACTAGACGTAGGAAGCTTACTGACAGGCGCAACGATCTTGCTAAGCGTCAAATTAGAACTACCTTTGATTCAGCTAGGGCTCAATTCATGGCTGATAAGAACAAGATTAAACTTGATGAATACTCAGCAAATCTGGCTGCACAAGGCCAAGTTCTACAGCGTCCTATGAGGCCAGTTGCACTTCCTAAACCTCTGAAAACTCCCAGAACTCTTCTCCCAATGCCACAACGTCCATTCAAGGCTCCTAAGCCTATTAAGGGTGCACTGGGTAAGACAAGTGTTTGGAATGATGTGGGTGATATTGCTAATGTTGGTCTTTCTATAGCAGGTTTGTTCATTTAAATAATTAAATTCGATCATGTCTAAATTCAGAGGATCTGCTAGAAGTAGTGGCTTTGATGCCATCAACGTACCCGATAATGCCAGACGAGTCCAAGAGGCTGGGCAGAAACGGATCGATGAGCTACGGCGTACTTACCAGCAGACCATTCAGAATCAAAAGGGAGCAGCTGCTGATTTACAGCAATCTTATAATGAAACAAGAGCTGCTTTAGATAGGAATATCAATCTTCAAAATACGTATGAGAAGACTTACGAGCAAGCTCTACGTAAAAGGTATCAACAGAAGATTGATAAACAAAATAAACAAGCTGAGCTGGAACGTAATCGTTACGATCGTCTCAGCTCCTTTTCTAAGGAGGCTGGGGAGCTTGGTAAAAAGCTTTATGAGGAGCATAAGGACAACCGTCAACGCGATGGTATGGCCCTTGTGTTTAACACTGGACTCACCGCTGAAGAATTACAGACACTCCGTCGTGGAGAAGATGAGCTTCAAGGTGAACATGCTGCTACTAATGCAATCATCGAACGTCTTAAAGCTAATGGTGCCAGTGCTTCTGAAATCAAACAAATTCAAGAACTAGATGGTTGGATTCTCTATGGTGCTCAGAAAGAACTAGCACGTAGAGGTGGTGATGCTTACCGGGTTCATTTACAGAGTCCTAAGGTCAGAAATACGAAGTACGATCTTGGAGATGGTAGAAAGATGTCACTCCAACAAGCTTTGGAGGAAGGTAAGGATGTTGAATACAAGACTATTCGTGGCATTATCTCTGGTAA